TTATGTCTAAAGGATTCACTGTAAAGGCAAAAACTCCAGCAGTTGTAAAGGAACCCGAATGGGACTACAACCTGGCAAGAGAGATGATCAAAGGGAAGACAGTTGTATTCTGTTTACCTGGAAGAGGAGTTTCTTACACGTATCTGAAAAATTTTGTACAACTGTGTTTTGACTTAGTGCAGGCAGGTGCAAGTATTCAGATTTCACAAGACTATTCTTCGATGGTAAACTTTGCACGATGCAAGTGCCTAGGAGCAAATGTACTTCGAGGACCTGACCAACTGCCGTGGGATGGCAAGTTGAAGTATGACTATCAACTATGGATTGATAGTGATATTGTATTCAACAGTGAGAAGTTCTGGCAGTTGATTCTGATGGATAAGGATATTGCTGCTGGTTGGTATTGCACCGAAGACGGTCAAACAACTTCTGTTGCACACTGGTTGGATGAAGATGACTTCCGTGGTAATGGTGGAGTCATGAACCATGAAACCATTGAAAGTATCTCAAAGCGTCGTAAACCATTTACTGTTGACTACACTGGTTTTGGATGGTTGCTCATCAAGAATGGTGTATTTGAACATCAAGAGATTAAGTATCCTTGGTTTGCTCCGAAGATGCAAGTCTTTGAGTCTGGTGAAGTTCAGGACATGTGTGGAGAAGATGTGAGTTTCTGTTTGGATGCAAAGGAAGCAGGTTTTGAAATCTGGTGCGACCCTCGTATCAGAGTTGGTCACGAAAAGACAAGGATTATTTGATGTCTAACGGACCTTCACAAGGAGAACTTTACAATGTTTATTGTAAAGGAAAAAGGATATACTCCCATTTGACAGAGGAAGAGTATTTCAATATAATGGAGGACCTGTCGATAGAGTATTATCAGACAGGATCTCCACGACCTGATGAACTAAACACTGAGATTATTAAGGAGAATCATTATGGCTATGCGTAAGGGTGGCGGTTATGTTGAAGGAGCGCCGAAAAAAACTCGTCAGGGGCGAGGCATGAATACGAAGTATGCCGCGACTTCTCGCAATAAAGCGAAGAAAAAGTATCGCGGTCAAGGTAAGGGTTAAATAAGGCAGTCACCTAAGTAAGAATGAGTTGTCTTATCACCAACCTACCCACGACAAAGGTATGGGTTCGTAAAGAATATCTTTGCGATCATAAGGATGGTTTTGGTGAATTCGTTGAGGGCGTTTGGGTATGTGCAAAAAGCATACCTGGACGCGCTTTTTATTTTGAGACGTACTTACCAGAGTATGCGGCAATGTATGATAAGTTGCCCATCAGCGCTTTTCTCTCGTCACCAGAGACACCAGACCCCGACCTAGACCTACCGAACTTACAGTTTTGGAACTGTATGGACTATCACGTCACAACGGTCTGTAAGCAGATCGTTGCGTCAATGGAATGGGAGGTACGTACACGTCATTTTGGGTCTATTAAGGGTGAATACATTTGTACTCTTGATAACTATCATGGTTCAATTGATGAAATTGACTGTTCTACCAGTGAAATACCTGATGAACACAAGTCATTTAACCTGATTGCCCTTGATAATGGTCAGTTTGCCTTGTATCCAAACAACAGATGTAGGGTCTATGACATCTCAATGACACCACAGGAAGCAAAAACACCTGATTTTAAGGTTTCGACTGAGTGGTATCAGGTTGAGAATGGCGTGAAATGGGGAAGACTTGGTGATTGTCATGATTATTTCTGGACAACACCCGAAGAACGGGAAAATAAATAGCAGTAAGGGATAGCAACCCCTCTAAAAGTTCTGATTTCATGCAAATCAGGAGCTAAAATGGGACAATCACCTGTCGATAGGAACAGAGAGTACATGAGAGAGATGTGGGGAACCACTAAACTCGTCTCAGATTATGGTTCGATGCAACATAGTGACCAAAAAAGAGTTCTAACAGAGGTAATGAACGATACTGCACCTCGTCATGACCTTAAAAAGCAAACAGAACTCCATGAAAAGATTCGTAATGACGAAGATTATGATGACTGGAGCTATGGTACTGAACCAACATATGGTAATCCTTGGGTGTAAATATAAATAAAGCAAGAAAACTTCTTGACAAATGGCAGTCACAAGGATATCAAGAGCATTTAAGGACATTAGTTTGTCTTTTGAGCCCCATCCTGTGACAAAAGACCTGCCTGTTCTCAAGAATGCGGCGGCAATTACCAGATCAATTCGCAATTTGGTACAAACAATACCAAACGAACGATTTTTTCAACCACTTTTAGGGTCTGATGTGCGTTCGAGTCTGTTTGACTTTGTTGATTTTGGTACTGCCACCGTAATTCAAGAGCAAATATTGACAACTATTGATAATTACGAACCAAGAGTCAATAATGTAAGGGTAGAAGTTGACCCTCAACCCGATAATAATACGTTTGAGGTCACTGTTTTGTATAATATCATCGGTCAAGATGTTCCTGTTCAGCAATTTACATTCTTATTAGAGGCTACCAGATAAAAAGATGCCTTTTACAAAATTTACCAACCTAGATTTTGACCAGATAAGGACCTCGATCAAAGAATATCTCCGTGCTAACTCAAATTTCACGGATTTTGACTTTGAGGGGTCCAACTTTTCTGTCTTGATCGACACGTTAGCATATAATACCTACATTAATGCCTTTAATGCGAACATGGTAGTCAACGAATCCTTCTTGGATTCGGCAACTTTGAGGGAAAACGTCGTTTCTCTCGCCAGAAACATTGGTTATGTACCTCGCTCTAGGAACGCCGCTAAGGCAACGGTAAGTTTGAGTGCACAAACTACGTCAGCATCTGATACACTGACCTTACAGGCGGGTCTAGTGTGCGTAGGAACATCAGAAAACAGCAATTATATCTTCTCAATACCAGAAAGCATCACTACGACTATTAACTCTGGTGTTGCCAACTTTAATAACATTACAATCTATCAAGGAACCTATCTCAAG